AATTATACTGGCGTCATAATTATTATAAATATAAGTAAATAATCTGTGGGATAGGGAACCAGATGACACCAAATAACTTTCGCGTTAAAAACGGGTTAACCGTAGCGAATGGCGTAACAATATCGGCAGGCAACGTCGTAATTACGAGCGGTCAACTCGTTATTGGTGCGACTGCGATTAACGCTACCTCACTGAGTGACGGGGCCAATAACGCATATTCCAATGCAGTCACTTATACCGATACAAAGATTGGAACTGCCAACACAGCAATGGTAGCCAATGCCGGTGCAGCTTATACGAATGCCATTACAATTGCTGCGAATGCTAGCAATCTGACTTCTGGTACAGTGGCATTTGCTCGATTGCCTTCATTGTTTGTTGGAACAACGACGATTCAGTCGACGAGTGCCGCGCAAGCAGTCAGTGGCATTACAACTCTTGCTGCTGGTAACACAACGATCACTGGCGATATCACAGTTTCTGGTAACCTCACTATCAATGGTACCACAACGAATATAAATTCTACAAATCTTCTTGTAGAAGATAAAAATATTATACTTGGTGATGTGACTACTCCAAGTGATGTCACTGCCGATGGCGGTGGTATTACTCTGAAAGGTGGTACCGATAAGACATTTAACTGGGTTGATGCAACTGATAGTTGGACATCTTCCGAACATTTAGATATTGCAACTGGTAAAACCTATAGGATCAATGGTACTACTATTGCTAACTCTACGGCTTTAGGTACTGGAATTCTTGCATCGTCTCTTACCTCTGTAGGCACTTTAAGTTCTCTTACACTCGGCGGAGCTTTATCTGCGAATGGTGGAGTAGGAACTGCCGGTCAGGTATTAGCATCGAATGGAGCGACTGGTTCTCCATATTGGGTAACAGCAGTCGGTCCTCAAGGTGCTCAAGGCGCAACTGGTGCAACTGGTGCTCAAGGTGCTACTGGTGCAACCGGTGCTCAAGGTGCTACTGGCGCACAAGGTGTTGCTGGCGCGCAAGGTGCTCAAGGACTTCAAGGCGCTCAAGGTGCTACTGGTGCAACTGGTGCTCAAGGTGCTACTGGTGCAACCGGTGCTCAAGGTGCTACTGGCGCACAAGGTGTTGCTGGTCCTATAGGCGGATCCAATACACAAGTCATATTTAATGATAGTAACGTAGCGAATGGTTCTGCTAACTTTACATTTAATAAAACAACTAGTGCAGTAACTTTTGGTGGACCGGTATCAGGTATCACGACTCTTGCAGCCGGTAATACTACGATCACTGGAAATATTAGCGTTACAAGCGTTGGAAGTTTTGATCGAGTGACTACTGCTAATAATGGCAGTGGAACAAATATTGGCATCGGTGATGATGCGTGGTTCGGAGATGTTAACATCGCTGACACTGTTCGTATTATGGGACAACAAAGTGCCAATAACGGACACATTATCTTTGGTAATGCTGATAATAGTGTAAAACTTGGTAGAACTGGAACTGGTGCTCTTACATGGAACGGAGCATTTAGTGTTACTGGTGGTCTAACTACGCTGTCAGCGAACCTTGTGATGGCCAATAACAACATTACTCGCCCAATCTTAACAGGTTATACAGAACACGAAGTGGCTAATACTGCTGCGACTGGATCATATAGCCTTGATTGCGGTGCTGCTAACTTCTTCGATTTGACTCTCACTGGAAATATTACAATCGCTCCGACCAATATACCTCCGGCGACTCGCGTATGGTCTGGTTCTATTGCAGCCAAACAAGATGCAACAGGAGGTCGTACGATCACATGGCCGGCAGGTACTAAATATGCAGGAGGAGTTGTGCCTCCTGCGACAACGACTGCAAACGCGCTCGATATCTGGTCGATTATGACGTACGACGGAGGCACGACTTATATTGTTTCATTGTCAGTGAAAGCGGCGGCATAACTTATGGGTATTGGTGGCGGTTCTAAATTTACACTCGAAAAAACCTGGCGAGCAAGCGGTGTCGGTACGACGAAGTTTAATAGCCCAGGAAATATCGCAATTCCTTATGGTAGGAATAGTATTCTTGTTTCAGGACAAGGTGGATCTGGAACTGCTTTAATTCCTGGGCCTGGAGCTAACTTTAATATTGTCGCCGGAAATGCAACCGGTACATTTAATATTATTCCCGGGACCGGAAGCACATTCAACGTAATTCCTGGACCTGGAGCTAACTTTAATATTGTACCAGGAAATGCAACCGGTACATTTAATATTATTCCCGGGACCGGAAGCACATTTAATATTATTCCTGGACCTGGAGCTAACTTTAATATTGTACCAGGAAATGCAACCGGTACATTTAACAAAGTTCCTGGGACCGGAGCTAACTTTAATATCATCTTTCCACAAACAGGCACATTTAATATTCTCTTTCCGGGAACAGGCACATTTAACATTGTTGCAGGAACTGGAACAGGCACATTTAATAAAGTTCCTGGAACTGGAAGCACATTCAACGTAATTCCTGGGCCTGGAGCTAACTTTAACATTGTTGCAGGAACTGGAACCGGTACATTCAATAAAGTTGCAGGAACTGGCACAGGTACATTCAATAAAGTTGCAGGAACTGGAGCTGGCTTTAACGTTGTTGCGGGAACTGGAGCTGGCTTTAACGTTGTTGCGGGAACTGGAGCTGGCTTTAACGTTGTTGCGGGAACTGGAGCTGGCTTTAACGTTGTTGCAGGAACTGGAACTGGTAGTTATAATACTAGCGGTGGAAATGCAGTCTCTTATAATGCTCCTAGTATTAAATATGGCCCAGGATTTGTGAATGCATTTAACGCTATAAGTAATGGTCCTCAAAACTTCAATGCGCCTTCAAATGGTCCACAAAACTTCAATGCGCCTTCAAATGGCCCACAAAACTTCAATGCGCCTTCAAACGGCCCTCAAAACTTCAATGCGCCTTCAAACGGCCCTCAAAACTTCAATGCACCTACAAATGGGCCACAAAACTTCAATGCTCCAACGAATGGCCCACAGAATTTTAATGCACCTACAAATGGGCCACAAAACTTCAATGCTCCAACGAATGGCCCACAGAATTTTAATGCTCCAACGAATGGCCCACAAAACTTTAATGCGCCAACGAACGGGCCTCAAAACTTTAATGTCGCGAATGGTCCTCAGAACTTCAATGTCGCGAATGGTCCTCAGAACTTTAATGCGCCAACGAACGGGCCTCAAAACTTTAATCCTGCAACTAACGGGCCTCAGAACTTCAATGCGCCTACAAATGGTCCTCAGAACTTTAATGCGCCAACGACCGGGCCTCAAAACTTTAATGCGCCAACGACCGGGCCTCAAAACTTCAATGCGCCTTCAAATGGCCCACAAAACTTCAATGCACCTTCGAATGGTCCACAAAACTTTAATCCTGCTACCAATGGTCCGCAGAATTTTAATGCTCCAACTCCGGCGGTTCCAGGAAATGCAGCAAATGCGCTCGGTATTACTTTCCCCGGATCAAATGCCGGTGGTACGCCTGCGCCGGTGATAAATAATCAGACGGCAAGCTACTATTCTTTTCCGGATGGCCAATCACATTCGGTAACTGTAGCGCCCGGAGGATATATAGATATTACTATTGAATAAGTGACTTGACGAGGATTTACTATGCCATATATTATTCCTAAATATGGGAAACAATTGAATTGCTTTGCAGTATGGTCGGGAGGATTTACTCCTGAAGAAGTCGATAAAATTATCGATCTCGAAAAACTCCAAGAGTTTGAAAAAGGAAAAGTTGGGCTAGAGAAGAATGCCGCAGCTCCGGCTGAAACGCGAGATTCTGATATCTCGTGGATACATCATGATCAACACAGTGATTGGCTATTTCAGAGAATGTCAGGAATCGTTTCTGTCGTGAACTACGACAACTTTATGTATGATATCGAAGGCGTCGAAGCTTTTCAATATACAAAGTACGGACCAAATCAACATTATACATGGCATTGGGATGTTGAATTTGGCTGGCAGAAATATATAAGAAAGATCTCAGCATCTCTGCTTCTTTCAGATCCGAGTGAATATGAAGGTGGAGAGTTAGAGATCGTAAACAACGGAAACTTTGAAGACAAAGTTTCGTTTAAACCGAATAAAGGTGATATCGTATTCTTCGCTTCATGGATGCCACATCGAGTGAAGCCAATCACTTCTGGTTTTCGTAAGAGTCTTGTAGCATGGGTAATGGGTGAGAGAGAATGTTGAGTTGGAATCCTTTTAAAAAGAAACCTATTATTGAGTTTTATTGCCATCGCGATGATGTTGAGGCATTACCTCAGCCAAAGCCTGCGGCAAAATATATGCCAGAATGGTATAAAAGAATTCCTCCACTGATTACAGATGGAAGAGATGATCGTGATTGGTCAGGATCTCATAGCTTTACTGCAAAAAAATGCATGCCGATGATCGACGCAATGTCATTAGGATATGTCATTCCTCTTATCGGCGACTTGACAGTCAGATCAAATCACGACTGCAGTACAATTGAAGTCACGTCTTCTCCACAGATCAACGTATGTGAGTTTCATGACATTCGACAACTTGGAGAAAGATCTGCTCCTGGATTTCCTGCACCTCCTTTGAAGTTTGTCAATCCATGGATTGTAAAGACTGCTCCGGGTTGGTCGACTCTTTTCATAGCTCCGATTAATAACTTTGAAAGCCATTTTACATGTCTGTCAGGATTAGTTGATACAGATACATATCCAAAAGAAGTCAATTTTCCTGCAATCTGGCACACTCCAAATGCCGACGTGCTTTTACTTGCTGGTACACCTTTAGTCATTGCCATTCCAATTAAGCGTGATGCTGTTCCATCAAAGCCCAATATTCGAAACATGAAAGAAGATGAACATCACTTAATTAATATCATATCAAAGATGCAAAACACTCGAAGAAGCGTATATACAAAAGAATTGAGAGTACCAAGAAAATGAAAAACTTGTTTTCTTTATTAAAACCAAAGAAAGATATTGAATTCGTAGATACTAAGAAGTTATCTTATCATAACTTTTCTGTTGAACGAGCGATTGATGTTCCAACAAATACTCGCAAGGTTCAACAAGACAAGTATGGCAAGCATCTGATGCCATACTGTCCGGGAATTTTAGACTATGCTCAATTTGGCTATATCATTCCGGCGTGGGTAGACATTCATATTATGGCAAATAAAGCTGGTACTTCTTGGTATCTTGGAGACAGAGGACCGAGAGGAGATCGCGGATTTGACAATGGCGTAAAGATGGATGAAAAATTTGTAGAAGGCGCATTTACTCCAATTGGAATTGATCCTACAGCAATCTTATTTCCATCTCCTTGGAAAATTTTTACTCAAAAAAACATTAGCGCATTGTTAATGCCTGCATTTTATCATTCTACTTTTCTTGAAGATCTATACATAACTCCTGGTTTGGTAGACTATAAGAGTTTCCATATTACAAACTTCATTTGCATGCCGAAAAGAGAATGTAACGTTCACATTAAAGCGGGAGAACCTTTGTTGCACGTCATTCCTTTCCTCAATAAAGATATTACTGCTTCTGTTGGCCCAGCTTCAGATGAGATGATAGATAAAACTATGAATCTAATTCCCGGAGATGATAAGCAATACTATCGAAAGTATATGGGAATAAAAAAGAAATTTAATATGCAAAAAGAAGAGAATAAACAATGAACATTTTTGTTTCAGTATGCTCGTATCAAGATCCTTTACTTCCTCATACCATCAAGAGTATGATGCAAACCAAATCCAATCGGAATAATGTAGTCTATTCGATCTTCGAGCAAACTCGTTATGAAGATTCGTTGGCGTGCACAGAACCTGTGCTTGTAAGTCGAGATGATGTCATCTATAAAAGAATCGATCCCGAATACTCTGATGGTTGTGTTTGGGCAAGATATATTAATATGTTAAATATCACAAACGAGTATGACTTCATTTATCAAGTCGACTCACATATGTTACATGATATGAATTGGGATCGAGCTCTGATTGAAGATTATAAGAGAGCGATGGATATGTGTGAAACCAATAAAGTCATCATTACTGGATCATGTAAATCATTTATAATTGAAGAAAAAGACGGAGAGATTAAAACTTATCTTTGTCAAGAAGAAAATGATGCTTGTCAAGTCAAGTATTATACTATTGATCCGGATACTTTGATTCCAGATGTACATGGAGACGCGATTCCATCGACTGATATGCCAAGACCGGCGTTTCATATTATGGCAGGAAACTTCTTTACGCATGTCGATTGGATTGACAATGTCGGATTAGATCCAAAAGTCTTCTTTGTAGGAGAAGAAGTCATGATGACGATGATGTCATACGCTGCTGGATATAAAATGTTCCATCACAGTAAGATGGTTTCATATCACTTAGAAGACACGAGTAATTGGCATACGAAAACTCCGCCAGAAGATGCGAAAGCTGCGCGAAGAAGAAAAATACTTTCAGAGATCGGTCGTTGGCAATGGAAAAAATATCTTGAGGCATGCAGAGAAGATCTTCTTTCTGAATTCCACAAAGAATTTGGTGTAGACTTTATTAATCTTGATATTGAAGATCGTGCTCGAACTTATAGTCTTGACGTTGTTCCAGGTAAAATTGATCTTCTTGCTATTTCGAAGAAACCGAAGAAGAAAGTGAAATTGCCGAAAACTCTTTTTATGAGTGAAGATGAAGAATGATCGTTTGTTCTCTTCCACGATGTGGTGCTACTCGTTTTTGCTTGGATCTCCAAGAGAAAACAAGTTTACCATTTGTGGGAGAGTTACATCCTGTTCACATTCAAAGTAATAGAAAACAACTTACTCACGAAACTAAGCATCAAACAAATTTTACGCAAGATTCGTTTGCCGACTTGTTACAAGATCATAGTGAACACATCGTACTTGTAAATCAACACTCGTATCTTTTAGCCAATCAGGCAAGTTTCTTTATACTTCGTAAAAATATGAGAAACGCTGCTTTAAGTATGGCAAATTATTTGCTAAAAGTATATCCCGAATTAAAACCCAATGCCATTCGTTTTAATATTGGTTTGATGTATAATGATTATCGTGCACTCGTCGCGTATTTAAATAAATACCAAAAAGAAGTTGTTTGGTACGAAGATTATTATGGTATCGAAGACACACATATGCCTTTACTTGATTCGTATCCTGGCAAAGAGTCTATTATAAAAGAGATTGATTCGTATTATGAATCTAAAAGTTCATAAAAGATATGTGCTTACATTCGCGCAATTAGCAGGCCCATTTATTACAATCTGGGCTCTGATTCAATATGCAACTTTTCCATGGATAATTGTTTCACTCACAGCGTTCTTTTTGATGAGAGTAATAGGTGGATCGATTACGTACCATCGAATCCATAATCATCGTACGCATACAATGAATCCTATCGTAGAATTCATATGCACGGCATTCGGATTCTATGGTTCATTTGCTTCGCCGCTTGAATTCTGTGTATCGCACGACAATCATCACAAGTATCATGACACTCAGAAGGATCCGCATCCTTACCATTTGCAAGGTTGGAAAATACTTTTTCCAATTCTTTGGAATAATGACACGAATCAAATAAATTTGAAAACAACAGTCAGACTGATTCGTAATAAGATTACCAATTTCTTCTATGAAAAATACTGGATTTTGTTATTCTTACCGTTTCTATTGTTATTCATATCGTTACCAGCATACTTGTTTATTTACATTGTTCCTGCTACATTGTCGATATGGTCCACAGGAATCGCATCTCTAAATCATGATAAAAACGGTCCAAAAGATATGGGATTTTGGTACGGAATTATCAGTGGTGGAGAACATATGCATAAACAACACCACGAACAACCATTTGATACAAGCAAAGAAGGTTGGATAAATACCATCGCAGACATAATAGCTACAAAGAGAGTTAAGATATGAATATTGTTTATACTGTTATAAATGATTTGTCAGAAATAGATTTTGATGACTTGTATGAAAGATCAAAGGATGCTATTGATGCGAATTGGCCGGCAAATTCTACATTAACTGACGCCGAACGAAAAGCCAACATGCGCACATTAATTGAAAGCGGAATTAATAATGAGTGGCCAGGATTAAATCCTCATGGCGCAAATGATACTTATATTATGATAAGAGCTTTTGATACTGTAGCTGGAAAAGATATGGGATTTGTAAGCGGGTTTATCCTTGAAAATGGAACATTAGATGGCAGACATTCACTCACTGCTCCGGATGAAAACGGTTCTAGAAATTACGTTTTTAATCAAGAAAATGTAACAGCCAAAAATAATTTTAATATTGAAATTGGTATAACTAAACATTTGTATAGAAATATTCCTGCAAATTCAATCTTTCATAGAACTTTGCGTATGCGAGCAAACGCAGCAAACTATGAACTTTTAGAAGACGTAGATTCTCCAACGCACGGGCCAAATTTTAGAAATATATTAATACAATTAAATCTATGAAGTTTTTATTGAATGTAGGAGCCGAGAAATCTGGCACTACTTGGTTATATGAGTATTTTAAAGAACACCCAGATTTCTATGATATGGGAAAAGAACTGAATATTATTCAGAGAGACGATTTAGTTCCTGTCTTAGAAGATGTAAGCGAATATAGAAAAGACATAGAGTCTTTTTTTCGGGCTGTTTCAAATATAAATCAAGTCACAGGCGACTTCACACATTATGAAGGCTCGAGTGAGAACATCTTTCGACTTATTAAAAACGGTTTACTAAAATACGATATCGAAGTAGTACCAGTTTATATTATGAGAGATCCTATTCAGAGGAGTTGGTCTTCTTGGAATATGATTGGAGGAGGTAAAATTCCAAATCGGTCGTTAGCTTCACGATTTGTCATGAGCAATTTCATATCATGTAAATATAAAGAAACTATCGAAGCTTTGGACAGTGTGTTCGCAAATCCGCTCTACTTCTTTTATGAGGATTTTTTTACTCAAACCAATATCAATCAGATATGTGACGAGTTAGAAATTTCTCGACATCCAGCAGAATGTGATAATAAAGCAGGAGCTTCTTCCTATAAGAAAATGCCAAACAGTTTCGTCAAGGCTTTTGGTAAATCTTTAAAGAATAAAGAGGCTGCTAAATATGTTTTTGAAAGATTTGAAAATGTACCATGGAAACTCGAGGATTATTCGTAGATCTACTCTCGATGAAGATATTCGCTTAACTTTTCTTGAAGGTTTAAATAGGCATACGAACATGCATTACTTTGATCGTAATGCGCCTACAAATAAAACAGATGAAGCTGTGCTTGAATTTCTCGACAGAGAACAGTTTAATTGTAACAAAACTCATATTGAATATTGGTATCAGGCGTATAAATCTTCTGGAGATTTGTGGCCTCATGTAGATTTTAATGAAAAGCTTCGGCACAGAATTGAGGCTGGAGAAAAGTTGAAACCAGAAGAATTAATGTCTCCAATTACCATATCGTGTTACTTAGAAGCAATCGATCTTGAAGGCGGAGAATTTTGTATTTCTGAAAGAAGTTGGTTAGACTATGAAAAAGAACTGAGCCCTCCGGAAGTTTTAAAAGAAGAATTGTTAAAATATACACACGAGTCTTTTCAACCTACCGAAGGTGCGGTCTTATACTTCGAAGGCAGTCGATACTACCATTGGGTCAATGAAATCAAAAGCGGCTCTCGCAAGAGCATACTCATCAATTTCTGGGACAATTGTAGTCTTAACTCCACTTCGCCCAATTAATTTCTAATGTCTATATTACCAGAAATAGAAATACGATGTTCGTCTGAAGTTTGAAACGGATATACCTGATGCTTAAGATAATTTGGAAACATAATAAGAGAACCTTCCCATGTCTTATCAATATCTAATTGAGTCGTACTAATTCCACCGTCTAATGAGTTATAAATGAATTCAAACTTTGATGCAACTTTATAGTTTGATTCTCTTACATTTGGCATATTTAATTCCTCTTCTAAATCATAAGGAATTGCAATCCATATCACCCATGAAATAGCTTTGTGGTGAAAATGTATTGGATTATATTCGTGTTTCTTCTGAAAATTTACCCAAGCATCATTATCAATGACATAATTATGATTTTCATAAAAATTAAATTTTCTTCTATATTCAAGAAACGTTTGCTCTATGCATTCTCTAAACTGCCCGTTAATAACATACTGAAATTCTGTTTCTAATTGCCCAGCTAAATTAGTATTGTATTTTTCCGGATTATTATCAACTTGCTTTTGCAAGTCACAAGTCAACTCAGCAAAAATAGAAACTGGAATTCTTGTTTTAAGAACTCCTGGGTTATAAAGTTTTATTTCTGAAAATTCTAAGTTCATAATTTCACCGATAATAATTTAGTTAATAGTAATTGTAGAGGTGTCTTTACATATGCTCATAGTACCTTCGCAACAGATATTCCAATCTTGACCTGTCTTTGCCCCACGGCTTGGAACATTAATGATAACATTTTTACATAGATATTCTTTACCATCTTCGAAAACGCGCCAGACATGATCTTCTGTCCCGCGATTAGGTTGTCCTCTTGATTGATTGAATCTTATCATAAACTCAGACATATTAGATTATTTCTGCTGTTGCATCATATACTATAGGTTCAATGTACGGACGTGTACCAATGTTCATGTGAATAAATTTGAAAGGTTTGGTTGATGTGTTACGAGTAAAGCTATGCGGTAGCCAGGAATTTGCAAACATTAGTTGACCAGGAACTGGCGTAAAATTAATAGACGATGTTGCTGTGGTAATGTTAGAAGAATTATGTTCGTATAGTGGTAACATAAGTTTCATTGGTCGCGGATCATGAATCACCATTCGCGGAGGATCTTTCGGGCACTCTAAAAAATAAAAAGCAACTAACTGACAGTCGCTGTGATTATGATACTCCATTGATGAATACTTATGGTGTTCTTGACTCCAACATTCGGTAAGATAAGTCGAAAGTCCATTCATGTTGTATCCTTGATCGCTCAAAAGATTCCATGCTGTGTTTAATGTGTACTGTATCAGTGGAAGAAGATCTTCTTCGTTAGACACATCTGCTTGCACGACTGGATATACATCGTTTATTTTTGTTATTTTGCGCGCGGCCCTTAACGCCGCATTTGATGCTGCTCTTGAGAAATCAAGAAGTTCTGGCTTCATAATACTATAGATAGGTGAGCTAAAATACTGCCACTGATCAAGTATGTCTGTCATAATAAAATCCTTATGTTATGTATATTGGGAAAGATCAGCCTCTATCACTGTATCTAAAAACAGTCGGTTTCCAATCTTATTCCAACCACTGTTGACTTGATAAAATATATTTAAACCGTTGTTCAAACCATACTGAATAGCCCAACTAAGTATTTCGGCTGTTAGCGGAGCGCCTGCTTCAAGCAGTTGTAAAAAGCTAAGATCAGGATTTTCGTGTTGTCTCCAAACCATAATTACGTTTGATTCGTCTGGTTTCATCCACATCGGAATAGTATCAAGACCGAGTGGAAACTTTTCATTTCCTAACCATACACAGCTAAACGATTTGCACGGATTCTCAGGTCGTTGTTCATGTATCGAACATCCTTTTGTAGTTACAAAATGACATTTCCTTCCTGGCCAAAATTGATGGCCAAGAGCTTCTCCAGTTAACCAACCGCAGCACTTCGTGCAACTTCCACATTCTCTTGTCATATTATCTCACTTAAATTGAGGACCAGCTAACCATACTACTAGAGTTTTACGAATGCCTTTTGTCACAGGAGTTACTCTGTGTAAAATAAAGGACGGGAATGCAACTACTAAACCTTTTTGTTTTGTGACTTGAGTCGGCACGGGTGCATCAAATATCTCAAGATCTCCCCCCTCGTATTCAGAAGGATCAGATAATTGTATTACAAGAGATAATTTGCGAGGCGCATTCGTTGCATTTCCACCTCTGTCAAGATGCCACGTATAATGATCGTCTTTTCCATCGTATATAGTATACTGAAAGTCCTCTACAAATCCCCATATATCTAGATTGAAGAATTCACCGTTCAGTTGTCTTGCTATGAAAGCAATTCTATCATATATAAAATTAGTCTCGGGCGTAAGATTTATCCAACCTATTTTAGATGATCTAACTGCTTCTTCAACTTTACTATCAGGTCCAACACTAGCAGATTTGATCGTGAGACTATCACCAATACTAACTATTTTATCGATCTCTTCTTCAGTAAAACCATCACGCCATGATGCAAAAGAAATTTCTGGTATACCTAACGATGGAGAAGGAGCTATTTGATATACTGCCATTATTTACGCTCCCAAATATTATCTCGATAATGGGATTCATGACTTTGAAGCTTTCTACGTGTACCTTTGAGTGCTTTCAGTTCAGTTTCATTGAATGCTCTACATACATTTTTCGAAAACAAAGTATCTCTTTTAATTGGAATAACCTGCATTAACGGTGTACCAGCAGGTAGAATACCTTTAAAATTGGGTTCGTTCCAAACAAATGGAAAGTTAATAAACTCAAAATAACCATCGCAGTCTACCATACCCGAAAAACAAGTAAATCTTGGATCAGGTCTATTTAATGGTGGAACAAACAACAGTGAGTATCCTTTCGGGCAGTTGATTGCCCACCAGTTCATGAATTTAATTGGAGGTTTTGGTAAATGTGGAGCGGGGCATTTGTCAGATGTTACTTGCCACTGTAAATGATTCTCGATCATTGCTCTCGGATATTTGCTGTTGTATTCAATGAACGAACAATCTTCATTCGAAGTGATTTCAACATCAGCAACGAGTGGAATAATCCAACCCGTGATCATCGCATCAAGAAAAGGTGGGCATCTTTTGAGAGTAGATTGATCAAAGCCTACATCCTTCTTCATTGGCAAAGCTTTATACCATTCTGGTATCAGTTTGCGGGCAGGATAAGGTTCTGGTATATTTCCTAAATCATCATCATAGCAAAGAAATTCTAGTTTAGGCTCATTCTTTTCAAAAAACGAAAACATCAATTTTGTCCATTTCCAGGTTTTTCATAGTGTATTCCACCAGATTCAATAAATTTTTTACATTGCTCGACGTCGCTCGCACCTCTCAGAATATGATCATCATGCAAACTAAAATGTAAGCTTGAGATCCATATTCTGAGATGTGGTGGAAGTTTGTCATAGCAACGCATTACCAATGCCATTCTTTGTATGTTAACATGTTCCAAATGAATGACTCTATTATATATATGTAAATTACAGGGCTGCTAGTTCGACTAAGTTGCTCTCTGTGATGGCATCTAAGCCAATCAATGCTTGTTTGACTGCGGTAAAATCGTCATGTTTTTCATCGTAGATGACAAATGGAAAATCAGTAAATTCTCCAATATCCCATGTATTTAGAGCATTGAATACAGATTCGTATTGACTACTATCGTTGTATGATAAATGAGTAAACTCAATGTTATTATCCTGTAGCCACTGATAGGCTGCAGCAGAGTCGTTGCCACCTGTCGTAGTCAAACCAGTATAAAGATAAACGTCTTTAATTCCTACTAGCATGTATTGTTTCCTTTTTGTTATTTGTGCTAAAATGTTACACTCATCGTACCATTAGCGCTGCCTGTTCCAATATTTATAGAAACTATTTGATATGGGTATACTTTTACTGATACTGAATTTGTCGTAGTACCAATATTACCAGCGTTTCCTGATGCTCCAGGATTTGATGTGCCGGCTGTTCCGGCGGTCGCTCCAGTTCCAGCACTACCTGCTGTGCCAGTATTTCCTGCTGCTCCTGCGCCTCCTGGATTTCCAGCCGCACCATTTGTAGCTCCAGTTCCAGCTGCTCCTGTTGTGCCAGCATTACCAGCAGCTCCGGCACCGCCTGGGTTTCCAGCCGCACCATTTGTAGCTCCAGTTCCTGCATTGCCAGTCGCTCCAGCATTTCCTGCTGCTCCTGCACCTCCTGGATTTCCAGCTGCACCATTTGTAGCTCCAGTTCCTGCATTGCCAGTCGCTCCGGCATTTCCTGCAGCGCCGGCATTACCAGGACTTCCTGCTGCTCCTGGATTTGCTCCAGTTCCTGCCGCTCCTGTTGTACCAGCATTTCCGTTGGCTCCTGCACCGCCTGGACTTCCTGCTGCTCCTGGATTTGCTCCAGTTCCTGCCGCTCCTGTTGTACCAGCGCTTCCTGCAGCGCCGGCATTACCAGGACTTCCTGCTGCTCCAGCGTTTGCTCCAGTTCCTGCGGCCCCAGTATTTCCAGCACTTCCATTGGCGCCTGCATTACCAGGACTTCCTGCTGCTCCAGCGTTTGCTCCAGTTCCTGCGGCTCCTGTATTTCCTGCGCTGCCTGGTGTTCCTGCATTACCTGAACCACCGGCAGCGCCCGAAAGAAGTCCTCCATTGCCGCCTGCGCCGCCGTTGCCGTTAGTAGCACCACTTATGTTGCCTGAATTACCCGCGGTACCAGCATTGCCGGCGCCGCTACCACCTTGCTTTAAAGTCCAACCCGATGCTCCGCCTCCGCCTCCGCCGCCTCCGCCGCCTCCGCCTACACCAGCGTTGCCAGGAGATCCGGAGTTACCCGCCGTACCACCAGCTCCTCCTGCACCACCGGCGCCATTTGTTCCTGGGTTACCAGCATTGCCAGTGGCTCCTGGATTCCCAGCATTTCCTCTTGCACCGCCTGCACCACCAGCACCGTTATTTCCTGGATTACCAGCATTGCCAGTGGCTCCTGGATTACCAGCATTACCAGCAGCACCGCCTGCACCACCAGCACCGTTATTTCCTGGATTGCCGGCATTACCAGTGGCTCCTGGATTACCAGCATTACCACCAGCTCCTCCTGCACCACCAGCCCCATTGGTGCCAGGATTGCCTGTTCCTCCAATACCACCAGATGTCCCAGCTGTACCACCAGCACCACCAGTTCCTGCAGCTCCATTATTACCGGGATTGCCTGTTCCTCCAATACCTCCGGAAGTACCGGCCGATCCTCCGGCGCCGCCTGTACCAGCAGCTCCATTGTTACCGGGATTGCCTGTTCCTCCAATACCACCAGATGTCCCAGCTGTACCACCAGCACCGCCAGTTCCTGCAGCCCCATTATTTCCGGGATTGCCTGATCCACCTGGATTTCCAGAAGTTCCGGCCGAGCCAGCTGCTCCGTTTGTAGCATTTCCTCCAGCCCCACCAGTACCACCGGTTCCACCTGGAAAATTAGCTAAGGAACCAAACGTTGAAACGTTGCCTGGGTTTCCACTTGATCCCGGATTTCCGTTTGCTGCGCCAGTCCCAGCATTACCAGCAGCTCCGGCACCGCCTGGATTTCCTGCTGCTCCTGGATTAGCTCCAGTGCCAGCATTACCATTTGCTCCAGTATTTCCTGCTGCTCCGGCATTTCCAGGGCTCCCTGCTGCCCCTGGATTAGCTCCAGTGCCGGCATTACCATTTGCACCTGGATTTCCTGCTGCGCCGGCATTACCTGGATTGCCAGTAGATCCAGCGGTTGCCCCTGTTCCTGCATTACCATTTGCTCCAGTATTTCCTGCTGCGCCTGCATTACCTGGATTTCCTGCTGCTCCAGCAGTTGCCCCTGTACCTGCGGCCCCTGTTGTGCCGGCATTACCATTAGCACCGGCACCGCCAGGACTTCCTGCTGCTCCGGCGTTTGCTCCAGTTCCAGCCGCCCCTGTTGTGCCGGCATTACCATTGGCACCAGCTCCACCAGGACTTCCTGCTGCTCCAGCGTTTGCTCCAGTTCCTGCTGCTCCAGTATTTCCAGCATTTCCATTGGCCCCAGCTCCACCGGGACTTCCTGCTGCTCCAGCAGTTGCCCCTGATCCTGCGGCTCCAGTATTTCCAGCACTTCCATTGGCACCCGCACCACCTGCACTCCCTGAATTACCAGTCACTCCGCTACCGCCGCCTCCGCCGCCGCCACCGCCGCCGCCGCAAACGCACCCCCCAAGATTTGCGCTTCCACCAAAGCCACCATTTCCTCCGCCAGGAGAGCCTCCGGCGCCGCCGGGGGCAGAACAAGGCGCAAATGGGGTGCCAAAACAACCGCAGCCACCGCCCGGACTACCACCGCTACCGGCTCCGCCACCGCAAGGTCGGGCTGAACCTTGTCCGCCGCCTCCTCCCGTACCTGCGCTACCGCCAGTGCCACCAGCACCGCCGGCACCATTATTTCCTGGATTTCCAGAGTTTCCTGTGGCACCTGGATTCCCAGCATTTCCTCTTGCACCGCCAGCACCGCCGGCACCATTGGTACCAGGATTACCAGAGTTTCCTGTGGCACCTGGATTCCCAGCATTACCAGCAGCACCGCCAGCACCGCCGGCGCCATTTGTTCCTGGGTTACCAGCATTGCCAGTGGCACCTGGATTCCCAGCATTACCAGCAGCACCGCCTGCACCACCGGCACCATTAGTACCGGGATTGCCGGAGTTTCCTGTCGCTCCAGCATTTCCAGCAGTACCACCAGCACCGCCAGCTCCGCCAGCACCATTCGTACCTGCATTGCCAGTGGCACCTGGATTCCCAGCATTCCCTGCAGCACCTCCGGCTCCTCCTGGGCCGCCAGCACCGTTTGTGCCAGCATTTCCTGATGCGCCGGGATTTCCAGATGTTCCAGCTGTACCACCAGCACCGCCAGCTCCGCCGGCCCCGTTTGTGCCAGCATTTCCTGATGCGCCAGGATTGCCAGATGTCCCAGCTGTACCACCAGCACCACCAGTTCCTGCGGCCCCATTATTTCCAGGATTACCAGCATTGCCAGCAGTACCAGGATTGCCTGCATTACCAGCGTTTCCATTGCCGCCACGACCAGATATATCTATAGAATATACGCCTGCAGGAACGACGAATGTTGCGGGGGCATTGAATACTTGTGTGGCTGGAGCAGCCTTACCTGAAGCTCTAAATACATTTAATGGCATCGTATAACCTTCTTATTAACCTGTATTTGCAAGAGATAAGGCACCGAGATATGTTGTACCTCCGTCGAGGGTAAAGAAACTGAAGACATCGATTTTATTTGCACCAGTTGACATCGTCGGTGTCGAAGCATTCGGATATTTAACAGAAGCCGGCCACGTGATTATTCTCGATCCCGTGGCGTCTTGTTTACAATGAAGTGTGAAACTGTATGCATTGCCCGATGCAGGAGGATTTGAAAATGTAATTGTAATAGACGCGTTGGCCAATGTCAAATCGAATACGTTGGATAGTGATAAATCTACAGTGTGAGTAGTTGTTGTTATAGTATTGGCAACAACTGCTTCTTTGTATGAAGCAAGCTTAGGATTACTTAACACATTATTTGCCATTGCAACGTTGGCATTAAGAGTAGTAATACCAGCTACTTGTAGCGTCGAGGTTACGTTGGCAAAACCAGTGATCGTAGTATTACCGGCAGCAAGGGTGGTAATTCCAGATGCAGCACCTGCGGCTACAAGAGACGAAACAGCAAGTGGTTGACTGTTTGTAGACCAGCGATCATTTGTTTCATCCCAGACGAACTGAACGTTGGCAGACGTCCCGCGCATGATCTCGAAGCCAGCATTCTCAGTAGGAGGATTAGCTCCAAGATCTGCATTCAGCGTAACAATATTATCACCAACGTCGAGTGTTGTGGTGTTCACGTAAGTTCTTGTACCGGAAACTGTCAGGTTACCCGAGAGTGTAAGATCGGCGATTGATAATGTGGAATTCACATGAATACCAGTCGTATTGACCGTAAGTGTTGGCCCAGCAGTTACTCCAATTGTACCACTAGTTGTAATCGTTCCACCAGAAAGTCCATTAGCCGTGGCGACTGAGGTTACACCTCCACCGGTGGCACCTTGAGCACCTTGAGCGCCTTGAGCACCAGTAACACCTTGAGGTCCAGCAACACCTTGAGCACCAGTTGCGCCAGTTGCGCCTTGAACACCTTGAGCGCCGGCAACACCTTGAGCACCAGTTGCGCCAGTTGCGCCTTGAACACCTTGAGCGCCAGCAACACCTTGAGCACCTTGATCACCCGTTGTGCCTTGAGCACCAGTTGCGCCAGTTGCGCCTTGAACACCTTGAGCGCCAGCAACACCTTGAGCGCCTTGAGCACCCGTTGTGCCTTGAGCACCTTGTGCACCGGTTGCACCTTGAGCACCTTGAGCGCCTTGAGATCCGAGAGTAAGTGAAGCACCATTTAAAGTTGTAACTTGAACAATATCACCAGCAATCGCATTCGATGTAAGCGTTAAGACCGTGGTATTTGTCGTGTTATAGTCAACGGCCGCAATCTGACGCGAACCATTAATGAAGACGCTTTCAAGCCCTAAAGTATATACGAATGTGTTTGATGTGTCGTCTAATCCTGTAAACACCGTGGTATTCGATGTGACAGTAAACGTATAGGTATTCATGGTAGCAGCATTTGCCGTACCGCCTGAGCCCCAATAAACTCCTGTTCCATTCGATGAAAGAACTTGGCCGTTGGATCCAGAAGATCCGTTGGCTACGATCGTAGTGACAGCGAGAGAAGAGAGATTTGAACCAACTTCAAAGATGGCATTCGCAGCATCTGAAGAGAAGACTTTACGGTCAGTTAGGTTGACTGCAAATTCACCGTTATCAATAAAGCCGGAATTTGCTACGTCAGTAGTATTAGCTGTACGACCAGAAATTGTCGTGCGCTTAAATTGAAATTTATTTGCCATTCTCAACCTCTATATAGAGCAACGAAGCGGTTATGTAACCCCTAATATTCTATTTATACAGAAGTATCTTCAGCTTTTTTATTTTTATTTCCAAGCTTTTCAAGATCAACAATTTTTGCTTGAAGACTGGTCATGGTTTTATCGGCCATGACCAGTCTTGTTTCTAGCATGATGTTCTTACTTGTAAGATCATGTACACTCGCGAGTAATCGATTGATGTACTCATTTACAAATTCAGCTTCCATAAATTAGAATGTCCCGCCGTCGAGGGTTGCGTATACAACTGCTGTACCGTTAGACTGAAGCACGAATCCAGTAGAGCCAACAGCTAATTTTCTAAAACCGTTCGAAGAGTTAGCAACTAAAATGTCTTCTGCAGTAACAGTCGCGAGTCCAGTACCACCGCTTGTTCCAGGCAGTGCAGTCGAAAGACTCAATGTATTCGCTGTGATACCAACCGCGAGTGTCGAGTTCGCAGTAAGAGTAACGTTAGTCGCGTTCGAAACCAAACCACCAGAGTTTAGGAATGCTTGTAATGTAGCAGTAGTATAACCGGCTGCTGCAGTGTCTACAGTTGTTGTAGGTTCTGTTTGAGAACCAGCAAAGAGCTTATAAACGCCATCTGTAGCATCACGGAAAAGACCGGTATATTTAGCTCCAGTGGCACCGTATTGACCATAAAGACCGATATCAAGAATGTCGGTTGTTGCGTTTCCGTTTGCAAGCTCGATCAGCGAATCTTGGACTGTCAGGTTGGTAGTATCGATTGTCGAAAGCGTACCGAGAACAGTCAGATTTCCGGAAAGAGAAAGATCTGTAATCGAGAGTGCAGTATTAACATGGAGTCCAGCAGAGTTGACCGTGAGTGTTGAACCAGTGGTAAGGCCAACTGCATCTGCAGTGACATTAATACCGTTAGCAGCACCAACATGAACTCCAGTCGCGTTAGCTGTAAGACCATCACCGCCAACAACGTTGATACCAGCGCCATCAACAGAAATACCGTTAGCAGCTTTGGCAAAGACGCCTGAAGTATTCGATACAATACCGTTGTTTGCTACAACAGCAATCGTGGCTGCACCACCTTCACCAGATGAGGATCCAGAAATACCGTTACCAGCTGTGATAGTAGCAACATAGTCGCCTGATGTACCCGAACCAAGAGCAACGTCGCCTGAAAGTTGCGATGTGGCAATTGAAAGTGCAGCAGCATTGACATAAACGCCCGAGGTATTCGAAACAATCGTACCGTTACCAGATACGACATGCACACCTGTTGCGTTCGAAGCAATACCAGCTCCGGCAACAACAAAAACGCCTGTTGCGTTTGCAGATAGACCGTTATTTGCAATAACGTGTACGCCTGAGGTATTTGAAGCAAGACCGCTATTTGCAACTACAGCAATCGCGTCTGCAGAGACGCTGATACCGTTACCAGCACCAACATCAAGAGTTACCTCGCCAGATGTACCGCCACCAGTAAGACCAGAACCGGCTACGACTGATGTAATATCACCATCTTGAGGTGTTACCCAGTATACAGCTGTTCCGTTCGATGCAAGAACTTGTCCTGCAGTACCATTTGTGCCATTTGCATTAAGAGCAACGTTAGTTCCAATATTGATCTGTGTGGCATTTGCTACGAACGCCGTACCAACACTCACAATCGCTGCGTTCACGGTGCCTGTAGAGAATACACCGGTGGCATTCGCAACAAAAGAATTAGAACCAACGACGAAGTTACCGCCAGAGCCAGCAAGAACGCCGCCGGCAACAGACAGTTTATTATTGGTATTATCAAACGTAAAGTCTGCGTCTCCGGCTAATGCGCCAGAATTATTAAATTGAACTTGTGTATTTGAACCAGATACGCCAGAAGTAGGAGTTTCCCAATAAGCGGCTGTTCCATTTGAACTCAGTACTTGTCCGTTGGTACCCGTCGAACCATTGGCTGTAACTGTTGTCACAACAGCGTTAGCAACAATAATCTTGTCGATACCAGAGGTACCATTCGCAACGAGTGCTTGGTTGGCGGTCAGTATACCAGGATTAAATTTACCGGCAATGGTGATCGAAGCACCATTCGAACCAATAAATAAGTGATCGCCATTTGCTGTAAACGCTAATTCACCGTTAGCTAATGTTGGCGCATCAGCTGTCGTTAACGACCTTTTAATTTGAATTAAATTGTCTGCCATTTGGCTATTCCTTTTAGGTTAAAATGATCCGCCGTCGAGATCTACTGCTAGATCCGCGAATGACAGTTGTCTCACCTCATATTTATCATTTTGAGAATTGTAGATTAATGTAGCGCCATTGGCGGCTTCAACGACGCTGACGTCGAGTATGTTTTCAATACTTCGTATTTCTTGAATTTGATTTTTCAGAGTAATAGGACCAGCAGATGATAATCTGCCGTTGTTATTTGTAATTGTAGCGACTAAACGAGATGCACCTGCCATTATCTTGTAACTCCTGGTGTAACTGTGACGATACCTTCAACAAGACGAGAAACTGTTCCGCTGCCATCAGTCAACTCACAGTCATATACGTATCTTCCGGCTGTAAGGCCATTTGTGGTATTTGCCGACATCGAAAGAGCGACGACGCCAGTCACAGCAGTAATCGAAACTGTAAATGCGGTTTGAGCGGTCGAAGTATAATGCTTACGCATCTGAGCGGCACCTGTAAATCCTGTAAGATTTACGATGTTACCATTTTCATCAGTCACATCAATAGACGTAGCAAATGAAGTGCCTTGATCGATAATGATATTTGCTTTCAGTGCCATTTAATTCTTCCGCTATGTTTATTCAAAACTATAAGATGTTACAGTTATCACCCAATATTTAGTTTCTGCACCATTTGATGCTGATACGTTAAACGTTTGTTCATTGAAACCACCTGTATAAGCTGCTACAAGTTCAATTGATGAAGCACTTCCTCCACTTGCAACACTGGCGTATCCACTAAATCCATCTCCTCCAGTATAAGTCCAAACTACGCTTGAAGAAGCTGTGATAGTATAACCTGCTTGGGAACCATACGCTTCGGCAGTGTCAAAAGTCGGAGATGATATTGTGCCGCCCACGGGACTAAAAGTAACTAAGGCTACATCTGCATACGGACGTATTCCTACATATTGCCACGTAGATCCATTCCACATTTTAACGGCGGCAAAATCTTGGCTCCCGACCCACGACGAGCCGTTCCAATATTTAACAGGTTTAGCAGATAGGAACGTTAGCGGCACTTATTATTCTCCTGGCTTAGATGGCCAAACAACGTCTGCTGCATTTGTATAAGTCTGAGGAAGATCTCTTAAAGTTTGACGATATGTAGCCCAAGCAGTTTTATCTCCAGGCCAATCTGCCATTTGAGTATAGTCAGATAAAGCTAGAAGATTATTTCTTTTCGATCTAATTTGTTCCCAAGTAATTACCACGACTCGATCTTGCAAAACAAGATTTCCTTGTGATAAAACCAATTCTTTATTTTGCATATTCATACCATGGAGAAACTGCTGGTGTTGCTCTGCGGTAATTTCAACAATATCTTGCGGCAATGACGGATACCCAAAATCAGTATCGTAAAAACCTTTTGTTGTTGGGCTGTAGTAAATTGTCATTTTATTAATATCCCATTGCTAACCAGTAACCGGTATGAGAACTTTCATCTCCGTTAAACCAACTGAAACCAGTTGTTGATACACTAAAAATGGTTGCACCTTTAGAAGCCTGTCCAAATACGCCTGTATCTCCTACGCCATTCATCACAGCTCGGGCAACCGCGGTGAACGATGTTGGAAATGATCCAGATCCTGTAGTATTTGGAGTAACAGTTACTGTTCCCCACTGAATAATTGCTCCGTTTGGCAACTTAGTCCATCCATTTGACGAGAGACTTTGTGTATATCCTGTAGTTCCTGCAGTGTCAATCCAGATATCACCAGCCGCTGAAGCAGTAGGTTGAGTCGCTGTTACAAAAACTTGGCCGCCACTTGTAAATCCTGCGGTGACGTGTCTTAGAATAGGCGCGACAGCACCAGATGCACTTCCTTGGGCACCTTGTGGTCCGGTTGCACCTTGAGCACCTGTTATACTTGAACCTGCCGCGCCTTGAGCACCAGTTGCACCTTGTGCTCCGTTTATTCCAGGAGATCCTTGAGGACCAGTTGCACCTTGAGCGCCTTGTAATCCTTGAGCACCTTGAGGACCAGCAACTGAAGATGCTGCACCTTGTGCACCTGTAAGGCCTTGCGGTCCCTGTGGTCCTTGGATACCTTGCAAACCTTGGGCGCCTTGAGGACCGGCAACGGTTGAAGCAGCACCTTGAGCACCAGTTGTTCCTTGCGGTCCCTGAGGTCCGATAATTCCTTGTGCACCTTGTGGTCCCGTCGGTCCTTGAACCGAAGGTCCTTGTGGTCCTTGAGAACCAGTTGTTCCCTGTGGACCCTGGGAACCAGTTATTCCTTGCGCGCCTTGTGGACCAGGAACTGTCGAAGCTGCGCCTTGAGCACCAGTTGGTCCTTGAGAACCGGTAGATCCTTGTGCACCTTGAGCACCAGTTGCACCTTGCGCACCTTGAGGTCCAGCAAGTTGCGTCCACACCAAGTTAGCTGTCGCTCCACTTGATGCAAGGACGAAACCTGTTGTTCCAGCAGATTGTGTAGGTAGAAGGTTATTGATCGATCCGCCTGTACCGCCCCGAGATGTAGGAAGTGTACCGACAGTAATAGCAGATGCATCAACAAATACGCCTGCCGCGTTTACTGTTAAACCAGCATTCGCTACAAAACTAATCGTAGGATTTCCAGAAACGCCGTTGCCGTTTGTTACGCTAATGCCGTTCGTAGAAGCAATCGATACCGTAGTACCTGTTCCTGTACCAGTTCTGACTACGATACCATTCGCCGAGATATTGTATACGGTGTTAGCATTGCTTGCTGTACCAGTATAGAGCGACGAGTTAACGCCTGCTCCACTCGGGAAATTCACCGTATTTGTAACGGTGATATTGTTTGCAAAGACATCAAAGCGAGCAGTCGTAGTACCAAGTGCACCACCGTTTGCATCTGGTCGTAGTGTTCCATAAGATGTCGTATTAAATACGAAAGCATTGAAACGGTTTGAAGTATTACCGAGTGGCTGCTGATCTGCAATCAGAAGAACCCCGCCTTGACCGATGGTAACGTTGGCGTATACAAGAGAACCATTTACTACAAGGTTACCAGATACAACAAACAAGTCGTTTTTAAAGTGCGCGTTGGCTTCTACGTCGACACGATCATAGAAGATCGCGTTGCCAGAAGCAACTAGACCGTTATCAACCTTAAATCTATTATTTGCGCCTGACATATATTACCTTACTTAATGAATTGAGCAACAACTTTTGCAGCCGTGCTAGATCTTGTTTGATTGACATATACTCTTACGTTTGCAGTAGCCACGTTCGCAGAGAAAGTACCAAGTAAGCTGACTCCGGAATTAGCTGCAACAGGTGAAGAAACCGTACCATATGTTGTAAGCTGCGCAGTCGAATTATCATGAGCAAGTAGTACTTCAGAGATCTGTGTATTACCAGCATTTTTCAATTGAATGAGAAGTTTAGCAGTGCTATAGTCTGCCTTTGGATATTCGAAGACAAGAAGATCTGAACCAGTCGTAGCTCCAAGATTTCCGTTTGCAAAGATATCAACTACGTGCTCAGTCTTGAAAGTCACGATGTTTGCATGTGTAGCAGGACCAGTCACTGCGAGCGTATTCGCTAGAGCAGTTGCTCCTGTTACTCCAAGAGTACTCGAAAGCGTTGTAGCTCCAGTTACAGTGAGCGTATTCGAAAGATTCGTATTTCCTGTAACCGTCAGCGTATTTGCAAGAGCAACGTTCGAACTGACTGTCGCAGCACCTACAACAACAAGATGGCTTGTCGGCGTAATGGTAAGATTCGCAGATGCAGTGATCGATCCATTACCAATCGCCGTATTAAACGTTGCATTCCCAACAAGAACCGTAGTAGCATTTGCAACGACATTCGCTCCGACTGCAACAACTGTTTGGTTAGCAGTAACAATACCTGCAAAGAATCCTGTCGGTGTAACGTTAGATGTCGACGTTGAGTTGACAATGCTAACAATTCGAGTATTCGCTAAAACGGTATTACTACCTTCTGCGGTGAAGAATCGAAGCGATGTTAACTCAGAAGCGTTAAGCGTATTACCTACAAATACTCCGCTACTATTTGCTACAACGTTACCAATCGCACCTGTTCCAGTGATTTGCACTGTACCACCATTGGTAGCATTTGCCGTGACGTTTGCGCCGAGCGAGATCTGAATAGTATTGGCAGTAAAGATGCCAGTTTTAAATGCGTTCGGTTCGATGTTTGCAGTGGCACTCGAGTTAGCGATGCTAATGATTCGAGTATTTGCAAGAGTGGTGTTTGAACCTTCAGATGCAAGGAAACGAACTGATGTGACTTGTGAAGAGTTTAAAGTATTACCTACATGCAGGCCACTACTATTTGCAACCGTATTGCCGACCGTACCAGTTCCTGTTACTTGGATCGTGCCGCCGTTGGTAGCATTCGCAGTGACATTGGCACCAAGTGAAACTTGAATGGTGTTAGCTGTAAAGATGCCTGTCTTGAAACTGATAGGATCAATATTTGCAGATGATGTTGTATTGGCAATGCTAATGATCTGATTGTTTGCGAGTACGGTATTGCTACCTTCTGCGGCAAAGAATCGAACACTCGTCATCTGACTGTTCGTAACAGTATTGCCTACATATAGGCCGCTGCTATTTGATACACTGTTACCTACTGCTCCGGATCCTGTGACTTGGATCGTACCACCATTCGTGGCATTAGCAGTGACATTGGCACCTAATGTAATCTGAATCGTGTTCGCTACAAACAATCCAGTGCTAAAGCTAATTGGATTCATCGTAGCAGTGTTAGTGCTATTCGCGGCAACAACTGCGAATGCAGTTGCTGTTGTATTCGTGGTCGAGTTCGACTGAATCGTCAGCTTCGTTGTGTTAGCGACAAGGTTTGCACCAGTCAAACCAGCATGTAGACCGTACTGCCACATGAATGTGTTCGAAGAACCATTGGCAACTTCCAGACGAATTTCGGTCGATGTCACGTTGCTCAGAACAGTGTTCGTACTGATCATGAGATTCGCAAACGAACCGTTGACGTTTCCGCCTTTCATCCAGTTTGTTACGACGAGATTATTAGCCCCGAATGTTCCGTATAGCTGAGCTGTTCTTGGAAACGCAGTGTTACCCGTGTTTGCATACGTGCTATTTGCAGTGATGATTTCTGTCGAAAGCGCGTGAAGAAGTTCATTGGTCTCGAGGAGCCAAACCTCGAACGAGTCGGTAATTACATCAACATTAGCTACTGGTCTTGACATTAATTTCTTCCATTCACTACTTGTAAGAGTAGAGTTTTAATTTCTTTGAGATCGTCTTCGACTGCACTGATTCTATTCGATAGCTCTTTGCTATTCTTCGCTTTCGATCTCTCTGCTACAAACTTTGCATAAGATGCATCGTCTGTATTTATGAAAGCTCCAGTAGAAGTATCTTTCATGAATCCATCAGTTTCAGTCTTGACTAACATTA